GGTGTGCTAAGGCGCGTTGTTTACTTAGTGTCTGCGCCCAAACATCAATGTCATAGCCGAGGGGGTTATTAATGGAAGTAATACAGGCATCAATTGGAAGCGTTATTCCTTATGCAAACAATCCACGAAACAACGAAGGGGCTGTGGATAATGTTGCATCAAGTATTGAAGAGTTTGGTTTTAGGCAACCAATTGTAGTTGATGAAGAATATGTCATTTTAGTTGGACACACTAGGCTAGCAGCCGCAAGGCGCTTGGGTTTGGAGTCAGTTCCCGTACATATTGCGAAGGGACTTTCCGATTCTCAAAAAAGAGCTTATCGCATAGCTGATAACAGGGTTGCTCAAGATTCTAATTGGGATAATATTTTGTTAAAGATTGAGCTAGAGGATTTAGCGCAAGAAGATTACGACCTAGAACATACTGGGTTTACTTTGCCAGAACTGGACACGCTAATGCTGGGAGAGGAAGAAGAAGAAGATGAAGACGATAATCTTTTGGAGGATAGCTACACTATTCAATACAACATTATCTTTAATGACGAGCAAGAACAAAAGCAATGGATGGATTTTTTGCGGTGGCTTAAAAGTGAATATGCAGGAACAGTTACAATTTCTGAAAGGTTGGTAGCTTTCGCGCAGGAGGCTATGCGTGACACAGAATAAAAAGAAAGGAGTTCGGTATATTGGGGTTGATGTCCTTACTGAAGCTAAAAAAAGAATACACCATGTAATTGATTGCTTTGATGAAATTGTTTGTGCTTTTTCTGGCGGCAAAGACTCTTTAGTTACTATTCATTTAGTGCGAGAAGTTTACGATGAAAGAGGCATGACTGAGCCAGTTAAAGTTATTTTTAGAGATGAAGAATTAATACCAGAAGATGTAATTAAATTTGTTTTAGAAGTTAAAGCAGACACAAAGCGTTTTGATTTAACTTACTTTGCAGTTCCTATGCTAAGTGAAAAATACTTACTTGGAAAAAAGTATGAATACATCCAATGGGACAACAACAGGGATTGGATTAGACCTAAGCCTGACTGCGCTATTACTGAGACAGGATTAAAAAAACCTTTTAGCCAATATGACATGGATAAATTTTGCATCCAAGGGCTAAAGGGAAAGGTCGCTATGGTTAACGGAATAAGAAGTGACGAGTCTCTTGTTCGGTTTAGAGCGTGTATTAATAAACGCAATGAAAACTACATTAATGCCACTGAATCTCCCAACGTAAAACTGGTTAAGCCAATATTTGATTGGTCAGAAAATGATGTGTTCCGGTATTTTTATGACAAAGGCATTAGGTATTGCTCTATTTACGATGTTCAAAAATGGAATGGGCAAGCACTAAGAGTTTCTACGCCATTGCATGCAGAGGCAGCAAAAGAACTTCATAAACTAAAGACGGCTTACCCTACATTTTACGAACAGCTTATGAATATATTCCCTGAGATGATTGTGCATGAGCGTTACTTTAGAGATTTAGATAGGTTTGCTGTGATTAACAAATACCCTAAAAGCTGGCGGGGGATACATCTCTACATTAAAGAAAATATTACTGACCCTAAAATGAAAACTATGGCTTTTTCGAGAGTTGAAATGGCAAGGAAGATTAGAACAAATAATGAGCGAACAGGAAAATCAGGAAGGTTAGAAAACATGTGGGGCTATCCAATTATGTATGTTTTTCAACAGATCGTTAATGGATCATACAAAAGAGTTATACAGCCATGTAAAACACCAACCAAGGCGCAGATAGAATATGAAAACATCAATCAGGCGGTGTGATTACAAAGAAATATCTCTGCTTATAAAGCAAGGGAAAAAAGAAAGAGTCACATTTGATAACCCAGATGGTTGTTTGTGGTTCTGCGCTGAGAATCAAGGGAAAGTAATTGGGTGCGCTGCTTTAGTTGTTAACGGCGCTAGAGCGCGTTTTAAGAGTGACTTTGTACACCCTAACTTCCGCATGGGCGGGGTCGGTAAAAGCTTGCTACAAGCAAGAATAGAGGAGCTAAAAGGATTTACAGGAAAGGCCACAGCATTTTGTACACCAATGAGCTGGCCCATCTACAAAACACATAATTTTATAGAACATAATAAAAATAGGTTTGGGATAATTTACAGCGGGAGAATGTTTAAAAATGAATGATTATAAACAATGGTCTGCAAAGACTAGAGTAAAGATGTTGGCTAAATATAAGGCGTCAAAAGACAAGCCTAGCGTTGGACCTTGTGAAATCTGTGGGCAGTCAAAAAACACCATGCACCATGCAGAAGATTATGGCCCGACACTTGAAGCGTATTTGAATAGTTTGCATTCACTTTGTGGAAGATGTCACGCAATGCTACATCTAAGATTTAGGTTCCCGTCAAGGTGGAATGATTACAAAGAAAAAGTCAGGAAAGAGGGGGTTCAAGAATTTGTTCCAAGCATGGGGTCAATATTTATGAAATGTAACCATTGGGTAGACGTTCCTTTTGTGTCTTATAAACAAGGGGATGCTTGGTGGGAAAAATTAAACACACGCCGCTACTTAGGAGACACAGTATGAATCACCCAATAGACTCAATTGAGTGGATTGATGCAGAATTATTAACCGCAAATGACTACAACCCAAATGTGGTTTTAAAGCATGAGTTTAAATTGCTTGAACATTCTCTGTTAAAGAACGGGTGGATACAGCCCATTCTAGTCACTCAAGATCATGTCATTATTGATGGATTTCACCGAGCTACACTTGCCAAGACTTCTAAAAAAGTTAAACAGCTTAGTGGAGGCAAAGTACCATGCACTGTCCTTTCTTTATCAGAGCCAGAGCGCATGCTGTTAACTGTACGAATTAATAGGGCAAAAGGAGTTCACGCTTCAGTAAAAATGGCTGAGTTAATAAAGTCTGTAATACAAGAATATGATTACACAGTAGACCAAGTTAAGGAGGCTATAGGCGCTACCCGTGATGAAATAGAACTTTTGCTTGAAGAGAATGTGTTTAAAGCACTAGGTATTGAGGCTCACAAGTACAGTGAAGCGTGGTATCCAAAGTAATGGCTGATAGAAATACATACCCAATTGCAGTAATTGCTTCTGTTTTAGACCTTTCAGAACGCCACATAAGGCGGCTAGCTGATGATGGTGTTATTCCTAAGCCGCAGGATAAAGGACGATGGGATTTAATTAAATGTGTGAGAGGTTATGTTAGGTTTTTAAGAGAGAGAGCTTTTGGTAAAGAGGTCTCTGCTACTGATTTGCACTCGGAAAGAACTAGGCTAGCTAAAGCTCAAGCAGATCGCATTGAAATAGAAGTTGGAGAAATGCGGGGTGAGTACATTCAAGTTGAGTGGGTGGTCGAGTGTTGGCAACACTATACAGCTAACGCTAAATCAAAATTGCTGGGAGTACCTTCAAAAACAGCTAGCCAAGTTATAGCGGCTAAAGATTTTGGCGAGGCCGAGCAAATTATTAAAGTAGAAATTACGGAAGCTTTACAGGAGCTAGCAAACGATGGATTGCCTGACAAATTTAGAAAGCGCGTGGAACAAAGTGTCAAAGATATGGACGCCGCCGCCGTTATTGAAAGTGAGTGAGTGGGCTGATACTCACCGCCGCCTATCAGCAGAATCTTCCGCAGAAGCAGGGCAATGGAGAACTGACCGCGCTCCTTATCAAAGGGGCATGCTGGATGCAGTAAACGAGCGCAACATTGAGACAGTAGTGATTATGTCTTCGGCACAAATTGGCAAAACGGAAGTGTTGAATAATGTAGTGGGTTATTTTATGGCGCAAGATCCAGCGCCTATACTTGTGCTTCAACCGACAGTGGAAATGGGGAAAACTTGGTCAACTGATAGATTAGCGCCGATGATTAGAGACACCCCAATACTTAGGCGATTAATAAAAAATCCTAGAGCAAGAGATAGTGGAAACACCACTATGCACAAAAACTTTGCTGGCGGTCATATCACCATTGGAGGAAGCAACAGCCCAGCAAGTTTGGCTAGCCGACCTATTCGCTTAGTAATGGCTGATGAGGTTGACAGATACCCTTTATCAGCAGGAAGCGAGGGTGATCCTGTAACCCTAGCAAGAAAGAGAACAACAACCTTTTGGAATCGTAAAATTATTTTAACTAGCACTCCAACTGTTAAAGGGGTCTCAAGAATAGAAATGGAATGGGAGCAATCTGATCAGCGGCGTTATCATGTGCCTTGCCCAGAGTGCAAAACTAAGCAAACTTTGAAGTGGGCCAATATTCAATGGCCCGAAAACGAGCCTAAAAAATGCCATTGTGTGTGTGAACATTGCGGGTCAATTATTGAAGAGTCGAGCAAACCTTGGATGCTAAAAGAGGGGGAGTGGATAGCTACTGGAATTGAAGGCAAAACAGCAGGGTTTCATATCAATGAGCTTTATTCACCTTGGCGCAAATGGTCAGAAGTTGTTGAGGATTTTCTGTCTGCAAAAAG